TAGAACAAGGTCACTATCAATTACTAGGAGTCGTTCTGTAAAACCTACTGTACCAGCTAGTCTGGCCTCTACAGTAACAGTATCTCGCACAGGTTCTCGTTCTGTAAAACCTACTGTACCTGCTAGTCAGGTAGCAACACGGTCTGTAACTGTTTCTGTGACTAGAACAAGGTCACTATCAATTACTAGGAGTCGTTCTGTAAAACCTACTGTACCCGCTAGTCTGGCCCATACAGTAACAGTATCTCGCACAGGTTCTCTAACTAGGACAAGGTCCACTTCACTAACTATCTCAGTAACTAGGACTCGTTCTGTAAAACCTACTGTACCTGCTAGTCAGATAGCAACACGGTCTGTAACTGTTTCGGTGACTAGAACAAGGTCTGTAACAAGAACAAGGTCAGGTTCTGCTACAAATAGAACAAAGTAAAAACAAAAAGTTGACATATAATACAACATGAATTTACTATTTCAATGGAACTCATACCAGTATTCCGTAAAGATTTGCTAGCCCGCAGGCCCGCCAAGATAGAGGCCGACCGTCAATATTTAGTAAAACAAACAATTGAGATTATTTACACACACACTCTTGCTACTGCAGATAATCGAGATACTAAGTCGTACAAGTATCCAGTCGGTGAAATTTATTCTACTAGCAAGGCTCCTCATGCATTCAATCCACATGCCACTATGGTCATCAAAAATTTAACAGAAATTATTGATGAACTTAGAAAACTCTTTCCTGACTGTACTGTACAGTTTGAAAAACACACAGAAGTATTTAATACGCAAGATTATATTGTTATTGACTGGTCCTCTTAATCCATTCCTTGTCTTCATTATACAAAGCAGACAGTGCAGGATTCTTATTTTTGAAAAATATAGCCAATACATTTATCATTCTTCTTGTGGTAAGACTACCGTACTCAGAAATAGCAGAAGTCAATGCTCTGTGTCTTTGGATTTTAGACAAAGAAGCAACATGTACATAACCATGTTTTTTGAGAAGACCTTTTTTAAGAGTAATTCGGATTTTTGAACGGCCTTGACCTTTTCTGCGCGTCGTCATTACTACTTATTAAGGAATTTGTGTAGTCTCAACAGGTCCTAAAAAGCCGGCTTCTCCACATGTCCGCCAATGTACATGGGTTTCCAACCGTCCCTTAAGTGGAACTACGTAAGGCTGTGGTTTTCTAATTCGCAAAATAACATGGCCGGATTCATCGACAATGGCCACACCCGCATTTGCAAACTCCAGATACGCTTTGCGCCAATCCTTTATTCTTGCAAGGCCATCTGTAGCCGGTTCCGACGCCCAGTATAATACTTTTGCACCGGGCACAAGACCATGTACTTTCACATCCGTATCAGCATTATCAGGAATCTGCACATTAAGCACCGAACAAGGAATTACCGTTTCACCCAAAAATGGCAGATATGTCTCTCTCTGAAAAGCCACATAGAGTACAGCAATACCAATGACAGCATAAATAATCCGACTTAATGTTAGTCCTAAATATTGAATCAGATTTACTTTGGAAACTAGCAGAATTCCAACATTCAATGCTCCAACAATAACAAGAGACATGGCTACCATGTGTGCAACACGGTTCATAACTACTCTTACTTATTATTTTTGTTCGTCTTTGACTTTGGTGGATGAGCCTGAAGAGTCCAAATCTTTGTATCAGCCTCAATATTTTTCTGATTTATACGGAATGCATTATCAAAAACGGGACACGTGAGCTGTTGGGCCGGTACTGCATTTTTACTGGTTGCTGCAATTGCACAATATAAATCAAAGTCAGGATAGCGTTCACGGCCACTCGGTAATCTCAGAATATTGCGTCCATCTGTGTCCGTTAACCAATGCCACAGCAAGTTCCAGATAGGTGACACCGTCTCATTCTGTTCTGATGTCAGAGGTCTCACCGGTTCAACAGAAGGTGGCGTAGTTGGCCAAACAGCATCTAACATAGCCACTGCCATGCGACACAAGTCAAACGATTTATTGGGACTTATCTTGGGACGTTCTTTGTTAAAGAATGGTCCACAGTTATATTGACCTTCGGCATCAGAGCCTTCGCCATATACATCAGGAAACCATGTTGGATTATTTTGGCCTTCGGATGGAATACGGAATGTGGCCCGCCCATAATCAATAATCTTAAATAGACGCCCATATGTGGGAACCTTATAGTACCGATCTCCACCAGCCGAACCCTTGATATGATAGTACAGATGCGTCTCACCTGTTCCGGACCAGACAATGTTATTCGTATGCAAGTCATTATGAATGAGATCAAAATGGTGTTGGGCTGCCGTTAGGGCAGCAACTACTTGGAAAATCCATGCGGTCCAACGTGCATCTCGGGTCTCAATCATGTCTTCGGTCGGTTTATTGTGTTCATCATCCATCAAAGAGTCCATTGTACCATCACATCGTTCAAGATATGTTAGTTGCACAGGATAGTTCTTAAGAATAGCCACATAGTTCAGGTCAGGATCCGAATCAAAAGAACCGGATGAATGACTCTCGGCATTTGAACGCTCTAGACGAATTCTAGGCCGGGATAGTACTACTTCACCGTCTACAGGAATATCATCGGACTCTATTAATTCAGAACTGGATATACTCTTTTCCGATACAGTAGATTCAGAATCAGAATCACTGTATGACCCCGCAACACTTTCACCAACATTTAGAGGCCGAATAGATTTAGGATTCCAAGGTACATAGGGTCCTTCTTCACTATTATCAGGATCTATGGCCAAGACCTGAAAGGCACCAGATTGAATACCTTCGTTAAACCAGGGTTCATCTTCAATCTCATCTAAGTAGTCACTAAGATTGAAACGGTACTCAGGAACACGACCTGTATATGTGCCATAGAATCGGCAAAAATGGGGAGAAATATCAAGTTCAACAAGACGACTTACTAAATTAGATGCAACAGTAGCCGTATATGCTTCGTTGTAAGGATCATTAATCTTTCGTAGAGTGGTCTGCCAGGCAGACCGGAAAGTAGGAATTGATCCATCGGAGGGTAGAATCATATCACCTGACATAACATCTATGGGATCTACCAGATGAATTTGACGGGTCCAGACTTCTTTGGTACTGATTTCTTTTGTCACAAGATTTTCTACAGTGGCCGTGGTTCCACTTAGGTCAAGTATTAATTCGGCGGCGGCGAGAGTAGGAGAGCCCTTGTTATGGTGTTGAATAGAAGGAAAAAGGACTTCGAGACTCGGGAAATAAGCCTGTAGATTTTGGGGTGCAGGACGTTGAATATAGTAGGGGCGTAACATCTGAAGCCTGAATTTAATCTTATTATGGACTAATAACGAAACAATCTTTCGTTATTAGTTTTTATTTTTAGTGTCATGCCTTGTCAGATGCAGAGTCAAAATGGAGGTCCAAAGAGATTAAATCTTCGTCTCAAAAAATTTGATATGTCCCGGATTAAACATGACAAGGTTGTAGTTCTTATTGGGAAGCGTGAAACAGGCAAGTCTTTTCTTGTAAAAGACCTGCTGTGGCATAATCAGGGTCTGCCCTGTGGAACAGTGATATCCGGTACTGAAGGTGCAAATCAATTCTATAGCAAGATGGTTCCTCCACTTTTTGTTCATGATGAATATTCTCCTCTTGTCATTGCCAATGTGTTGAAGCGCCAGAAACTTATTGCAAAAAAGATTGCAAAAGATTTGGCTGAGCGGGGCACGACTTCGGTAGATCCCCGTAATTTCTTGATTCTGGATGACTGTCTATATGATAATTCATGGATTCGTGACAAGAATGTGCGGTATTTGTTTATGAATGGCCGTCACGTACACACAATGTTCATTATTACAATGCAGTATGCACTTGGTATTCCTCCAAATCTGAGAACTAATATTGATTATGTGTTTATTCTGCGCGAGAATATCATGAACAATCGGCGGAAACTGTATGAACAGTATGCGGGTATGTTTCCGGACTTTGATTCGTTTTGTCAAGTAATGAATCAATGCACGGAAAATTATGAATGTTTGGTGATTGATAACAATGCTAAGTCTAATAAGTTAGAGGATCAGGTCTTTTGGTACAAGGCACAGGCAAGACCAGATTTTAAGTTGTGTGCAAATGAACTATGGGCCCACTCGGCTAATCACATCAAAGATGGCGATGAGGTAGAAGACTTTGATCCGACTACTGGTGGAATTAAAAGGAAATTTAATCTTAATGTACATAAAAATTAAGTATATAGTATAATGTCGTGTCGTCTCAAAAAAGCCATTGGGTCTGGTTATTCTAAGCCATCTGGTTCAGACACACTTACTCCGGCATTAGAGGCATTAAAAGCTACTAGAGATGCTCAGCTTACTAAATTATTTCCACCTCTTGCTGGGTCAGCGGTTCAAACAGTCAATGTCATACAGCGCACAGAACCTCCCGATTTTTCAAATTCACTTGTATCGACTTCTACTAAACGATGACCTGTAAGCCGTTTTAATGTAGTTCCGAGACCTGGCAATAGTTTATGGGTAATCAACGTACCATTCGATATCACAGCATTGAGACAGAAAGAATCCTTTGTGTCAATGACGTGAACAGTAAGACCCGCATCTCTTAGTGCCTTGATAGAAGCAGATGACATAGATTTCTTGTGTACAATACATGTGCTCTCATTGACTTCTAACATAGCCACGTCTAGATGATAATAGTTGGCCGAAATCAAAGGTGTAATCAAGAGCCTTGGTGGATCTAATCCATGGAGACCATAGATGTAATCAAAGAACTTACTAAGAACCTTGAACGAATTCTGTGTAGAACGATAACCGGGTCCACAGACAGCCAGATTTCCACCAAAAAACCACTTAAGTTCGGCCTGGCCCTCAAACACATCTTTGGTAGGAAATGGTATTATAGGAATACCAAGTTTCTTGTACATATCGACTAAGAATGGTAACTCATCTTTCCTTTGTTGAAATTTCATGGATGGTAGAAGAATTAATGGAGACTGAAGTCTAGGAAGAGACAGACCACCATTGGCTACAAAGACAATATCTGGTAGCACCTTGTTTTGAATAAGTTGATACTCGGCAACAGGAACTCCTGTTGCTCTTAAGGCTTTGAGAAGACCCTTGTGTTGTGCTCTTACTTTTTTACGGTCAACATAATGTTGTTGAATATAAGGATTTTGATTATCTTGCATAGGCAAAATTTCAAAGGTTGATGGATTAATGCAGATATGCATTCCTTAAGATGGGCTCCTATTTTAGTAAAGGTGATTGCTAACATGTCATGATTAAGCACTGTAATGTACTTAGATGTACTTGTCTATGATAATCCAGAAAAGAATATGACAGATCAGATTCAGGTTCCTGTTGAATTATGGGAGAAGTTTACAACCAATGATACACCTACGTTTATGCGCGTAAATGGTTCTGCTGTGGGTCGTATTGTACCTGCAGAAATTCAAGGATGTCGTATTCCATCTTGGATGTGGTCATTGATAGGAGAACCGACTGAGTTTGTAGAGTTAGAACAAGTTACTCTGCCTACAGCAACGCTGATATCGTTAAAACCAAGAGATAATGAAGTCACAAGTATTGAGGATATGACTGCAGCTCTTTCACAGTCCTGGGCCTGTTTGTCAGTGGGTGCAGAGTTACCTTTAATCTGTGGTACGTATGATATTGTATCTATAGAAGTGGATGGGATTGAAGTACCATCCGCTTGTATATTAAACTGTGATGTTAATTTGGACTTGATTGGACCTGGTCCTGACCAAGAACTAGAACCAGAACCAGAACCAAGTGTAGACTTTAATCAGATGATTTCTATACCAACAACAAAACCAGAACTTTTTCCAGGTAAAGGTCGGCGTCTTGGTTCCTAAGCTTTTCTACTTAAAAATTGTTTCTTCATAGATTTAGGACTGAAATACTCTTTGAACACAGCAATAGCATCAGCTACTTTAAACTCTTTGCAAGAAAAAATATCGAGATAGACATCATTTGTTTCTTCTACAAAGTGTGCAGTTATGTTAGATGTACTAATAAGCTGTACTAACGTATAGCCTTTTTTGTTTCCAGTACCAAACATAACAATCTGAGGAGGTCCAAATGCTACCATGTCTATTTCAGAAACCAAGTCTTTTACAAACGCACGTATAGTCTCTTTTGACCTAATTGCTACCGGGTCACAATCACGAGCATCTACAATTAAATGATATCCCCATCGTTTATTTTTCAGTGTTTTTCTTGTACCCATCCTATCTTATGACTTATATTTTATTTACTTAAAAGTAATTACCAAGTAGAGGAAGTCAGAGCACCAACGCCTACAGAAAATGCAGTGCCAGCACCAGGAACTTCGCCCGTCGGTAGTCCTGCTACGGTCGAAGCGCCGCCCAGAGTTAGACGGAACGCACATGCATAAGTGTAATCCGTACCAGAAGAGGTAGCAGAAAAGGTACCAAATGCAGCGTTTAGCGAAATAGGATCCGAAGGAGCACTACTCGTGGCTTTGCTATAACTTAAAGTTACATAAGGAGTATCGGTTTGAAGAACAAACACTAACTGATCACCCTTTAGTGCAGGAAAAGCAGTAGTTTTTAGATAGTTGAGATTACCAGTAGTATTCTGATATGCTAATAAGTGGGTCAAGTCAACTTGGTTAATCAAAGAACTACAGGCAGCATTGCTAAAACAAGCAGTAGCAATAGAAGTTACACCAGCACTTGCGTCATATACTACTACACCACTAGATACATCTACTCCAAGAGTAATGTCACCATCAGAAATACCGGCAGATAAATCGATATTAATATTAGGTGTTAAATAAGAATTACGAAAAGTACCTAAATTAAGACTACTTAAAAACTGATTTAAGTTAGCCGTTAAAAATTGGGTTACAGTTGAATTAGAAGCATCCGTCGCAGAGGCAAGTACACTGGTAAGGGTACTGACAACGCCAGATACATCAAAGGTGCACGTTGCTCCATTAGCAGTCTGTACAGTGTAAGGGTCCGGCATGTTTACATTAAGACCATTAGAAGAGCCACCTACAGTAAATGCATTCAGTAATGCTATAGAATCTGCTACACTCAAAGTGAAATCAAAGATATCATCATATGCTTTGACTACAGAATCGAGTTCGTAGTTATTCGTTACGGATACATTGTAAGTACCAGACTCCGTTAAGGTCAGTGCACCAGAAGTAGGAGAAACAAAAAGGTTGGTAGATGCATTCACACCAGAACCAGAAAGGTCCGCAATTATGCCTGCATTGTAGGGGTTAAATGCCTCAGATTCAATTTCAGGAGGAAATACCCAGCCGTGAGGTTCACCAGGAGCAGCCATGTTATACTCAGGCCGGAGAAATTTAGGCTTCAAAATGCGATTTTTAAATGACGCGACACTAATACAATTACGTGTCTACATAATAAGAGAAACTTGTTCTGCCAAAAGATTGAGGCGTTCAATAGTAAGTTTAGGATTACCTGTAGTTCGTAACTGTGTAATAATATTTGTAAGTTGATTAATATAAACGGCCATACCTGGACCAACCGTTGGTCCAGACGGCAAAGACCATGAAATGTATAAAGTTCTATCACCAGGAGTAATAATAAGATTTGTTGGGGGTGATGGATGTGTTACCGGAGTAGCATTTCCTATGAGAGGTTCCGATGACCCTGCTGAGTTATTTGCAACAACTGAAATGGTATACAGTGCACCATTTGTCAGACCAGTAGCAGTATATGGCCCCGCAACATTATTAATGATATCTGATGCACCAATTGTTGACAGAGTTACCGTATATCCTGTGACAGGTCCAGTCGGTGCAGTCCATGACAAAACAAGAGATGAATCCGCTGGAACTGCAGTCAAATTGGTAGGTGCATCAGGCACCGAAGGAATTATAATTGGTTGTGTTATGGCCGGTAAAGAATCTAGTCCAAAACTATTGGTAGCAACAATAGTAAACCTATATGTAAATCCACTTTCAAGACCTGTGACAGTAGCCGATAGATTAGTTGTAATCACTTGATAATTTCCTGGAACCGAGGTCACCCTATATTCAGTTATTGGACCACCACCATTTTCTGTAGGAGGAGACCATGTTATATTAGCCGAATAGGGCAGAGGAGATGCCGATACATTAAGAGGTGGAGAAGGATTAGTTCTTGGAATTACCGGTGGAGACACAGAAGGAGGCGATGTTAGACCGTAAAAATCCGTTGAAGTTACACTAAATGTATATGGGAGACCATTAGTAAGTCCTCCTACTCTGGCTGATGCGGATGAACCTTTTACGGTAACTGATATACCTTGGGTCGTTACAGTAAAATAATTAACTGGCTCAGAAGGAAAAGGCCAGCGCACAATTACTGCTTGATTTTGAGGAATACCTCTAACAGAAGTAACACTCATTGGAAAAGGAATGAGTAGTTCGAGACTTAATGGACCCGCAGATGGTTCCAAGTTTCTTTGAGAATTCCATGATATTTCGGGACATACAATACTGTGTAAATATTGGCCATAGTTGTATTGTCCCAGTGTTTCCTCAGTAATAAGTTCTGTCCATAAATTTGGATCGGTAACCATACTTATTCCTTTTAGTGTGAAACCATATTGTATTCGTCTATAAGCATCAGCAGATTCAACGGCTTCAAAGAAGCCCCAGGCTGCCCGAGCATCTTGTAGTCTTCGATTATTCCATCCTCGGAAAGAATTTGCTGGAAAAGCTTGTAATGGCCATGACATCCATGGATTTAAACAGAATTCTTCAATTAAAGTAACTTTCAGCGGATTCGCCATCCTTATAAAGGCTTAAGAACTTATACTGTTAAAATGTCTTGGTCATGTTATATGTTAGCTTCGTTGGACGGCCGAAAAACATATGTAGGAGCAACCATTAATCCTGATAGACGTCTCCGACAACATAATGGAGAAATAGCTGGCGGAGCACGGGCTACTCATGGTCGTAAATGGAAACGAGTTTTCTTAGTTTCGGGTTTTGCCGATGAACGGGCAGCATTGCGGTTTGAATGGCGCTGGAAGTATTTAACTCGACAGGCTCCTGGGGACTCTTTTTTAGAGAGAAGGGCCCATGCGTTGTCTTTGCTTCTAGCCGATTTTCCAGAGATTTTTGTAGTTGAAAATAATGTGTAATAAGTAAGGGGATGTATTCAGGTGCGGTTGCATTAACAAACAGTTTATTAGAACCATCAAACATAAAAAGACTAGAACATCTTCAAGATTTTCCTGAAGAAATGTCTCGTGTTGGACAAATATATGTTGAAAAAAAAAGAGCAGGTGCTACATCTGCAGAATTAATGGCTTTTATTGAAGAACAACAATCAAAGTTAACCTCTATGAAATCTAATGTAAAAGTTCCTGTAGTGTCAGGTAATACACGAGTACCAGTTCAATGTTCAGAATTATCTCCTGCTCAACTAGTATCTCTGTTATGGAGTCTTGGTTTCAGTAAAAGACTTGATTTAAGTTATGGAAGTCCTGTACATTGTCATGTGCTTAACAAGCTTAGAGAAAGGAGTCCTTTAGGTTTTATAAAATGGGAAAAATTAGTAACTGCTCTTCCAGAAGAAGATTATACTGCGTCAATTAAAACTTTAGATTTGACAAATCAGAAACTGACAAATGGTTCATTTTTAGAATTTTTTGATGCTCTTACAGAAAAATATCCTGATTTTAAGCCTACTACTATTATTATAGATGGCAATCTGGAAACTCCAGAAATGATACCACAACTACAACGCAATCTACAAAGATTTGTACCAGGAGTTACACTAGTACTTAATAAGAAGGGAGGTAGTAAAAAAATGACCAGGTACCGTCGTGGTACAAAACAGTCAAAATGGCGAAAGTCGAATCGGAATCGGCGATTTCATTGAAACTACGGCGCGACCCCCATTATTCAAATGAACATTCTCAGAAATGCCTGGTAACACGTCCCTCTATTCAACGTGCTCCTTGTTGGTCCATTCATGATAAGACAGAGATGATTGATACGGCCGCCCGTGGTTGGACGTGTCCGCCAATCTATATGATTGCACGGTCATCCTGTGTTGATAAGTGTTCCGAGGGCGAAGACCATATATTTGACGGTGCCCACAAAGTCGAGACGCTCTTTGATTTCATGGATGATAAGTTTGCATTGAAATACACGGACTTGTCCACCGCATTCTTAGCTGAATACAATGGTAAGAAGTTTTCCGAGTTGCCTCTGACTGTTCGGAATACTATCAAGACATATAAATTCAATATTAACATGATTGACGAAGAAACAGCAAGTGATCCGGATCTACTCAAAGTCTTGTGGATTCGTGTGAACCGGGCCGGCAAACGTCTAAATGACTATGAAATTAATATTCCTGTTATTGCTCCGCTTTTGACACACGTAATTAATCCATGCATGGCTGAGTTCTTTGAGACTCCATTATTTCCAAAAGATGCAACAAACCGCGGTGATCTTGAACATACTCTTTTAAAACTTCTGGCAATTGCCGATTACAATGCAACAAGTAAACAAAGTGGTAATTCTCTTTCAGGACTAGTATCGGTATGGTATGTTAAATCACTGGGTTCCACAATGAAAGAGCGAGAAGATAATGTTACAGCTAATTGTGAGACATGGTGTGCAACATTGACGCGTTGTCTCAAAATTATGAAAGACCTGGAACAGCTTAATACATTCTGCACGGAAGATGGGACTTCTATTATGGAGGAGTCTCAGAGAACTGAGCTTCTATTATTTCTGGGACGGGCAGCCGCCTGTTTTCCAAAGATAGAGGATTTCCGTAGTCGGAAACGGCCTATTTCTACAGCACTAAAAACGGTTTTCTTGAAACCCTGCATGGAACTGGTGACTGAGCTGGGTTGCAAAAGCCGGAATTGGACATTCCATAGAAAGATTATTCGTTTGTGTGATTCTATCTTAACAGAGACAACGGTCCAGCCTAGACTCTTTACACGAGAACAAAAAGAGGCTAAGTTAGCGGAGCAGAATGGACTTTGTGCTATGTGTCACAAGAAAATTCTGGCCCATCAACTCATGGATGGAGACCATATTGTTGAATGGTGCGAGGGTGGCGATACAACTATGGCGAATCTTCAAATTCTGCATCGTATGTGCCACATGCTCAAACAATAATTTGATATCCTTCAATAAAGATGTTAACTAAGAAGTTACACATATTTTTTATGTTAATGTTATGTTTGTTAGGAATCATTTTTGTACAAACAAAGATACCTAGACATATCTGGACATACTGGGATTCAGATACCATTTCCAACCCGGTAGTTCTAGGCTGTATAGAATCATGGAGACAGTATAATCCAACATATACTATTCATGTTCTGGGTCCAAAAGAAGCAACACGTCTTTTAGGATTTAATGTTAAGACCATGAAAATGAATGATGGGCCAGCAAGAGAATCTGATATAGTTCGTTTAAATATTTTGCAAAAATATGGAGGCGTTTGGTTGGATTCTTCTATCTTATTAAAGGCACCATTGTATTTTCCTGGTTGGTATGATTTTTACGGATATAATCTGAAATCATTTATTAGTAAACCTGATATTCCTGTAGTAGAAAGTTGGTGTTTTGCTACAGTACCTCACGGCCAATTTATTACTGAATGGAGAAATGAGTTTATGAAAGCAGAATTATTTAATAGTTTTAAAGATGCATTGGAAGATATGAAAAAACAGGGTGTCTTGTATGACGGTATTAAAGGACCAGAATATTTATATATTCATGTTTGTGCTCAAAAAATCTTACAAAAAGAACCATCTATTCTGAGAAGTATGTATTTTTATATTGCAGAAGATACAGCATATCTTTATTTAACACAAAATAACTGGGATGTCAAAAAGAGTTTAGAATCTATTTGTAAAGGAACAGTAAGTCCTTTAATCAAATTTCGTAGTAGAGAAAGAAAATATCTTGAAGAACACATGGAACTATTCAAGTGTATTCAACGGATATAAACTATATGTAGGTTTTCTCAAGTCTTAAAAAGAACCGAGAAAACTTATATTTTTTAATAAACGGCTTTGCCGTTTAGTTGCTATATGCTAACCCACCCATACCAGACATCACACGGAGCACGTTGTAGTTGACTGCATAGATGCGTACCTGGGCCGTCAGGGCCGTGCCTACAGGAGAAGGAGTGCTAGTGCTAGTAAGGCTTACATCAGGAACAGAGGACTTCAGCGTGAAAGGAGACAGAGTCAGATTCAGCACCGCATTGTCAATGCGAGAGAAGTTGCAGGTGCCACTGGGCTGGTGCTCCTCGGGCTTTAGGGCAAAGGAGTACACGTTGATGCCCACAGCAGGACTGCGAGTGTGGTGCTGGTAAGGCTGTACAAAGTTAAAGTAGGAGCCAAAACGGGCGTCAAACCTGTCGTGGCCGTTCAGCTGGACCTTGGCTACGGCAGTAGGATTAGCATTGGCATCATCTGCATAGTTAAAGGGCAGATTTGCACTGCGGTACGTAGTACCACTAGATACAGTGATGTCACTGCCATAGTTGCAATCTATATTCTTGTCCAGCTGGGTTACCCACACAAGCTCCTTTACAGGGTGGTTGAAAGACATCTTGATGTTGTTCTGGGCAGCCGTTACGGACTCAGCACCCGTGAACTGAAGCTGCTCAATCAGATACTCGTGGGCCACCTGGGCGAACCGTCTACGCTCCTCCGTGTCCAGGTACACGTAGTCGGCCCACAGAGACGCGGCAACTAGGCCGGCCTGGTTAACCGCGGTGTATACCTTCTTGGGGCTGCTAACAGTTAGTGCAGCAAGATTAGTAGGAGCAATGTTGCACAGATTGCGAAGCTCAGCAAACTGGATGTTTACCTTTACCTCGTGGTACTGAAGTGCAATCAGAGGCAGTGCCAGGCCAGAGTGGCGGCAGAACCAGAACTCCAGAGGTACATACAGAGTGTACTCAGGGCTGCACTGAAGAACAGTGGTATTTCTATTGCCTGCACCACTGGAGCAGAGAGTACCACTGGGGCCACCATTGACGGCGCAGGCACCAGGCTCCACAGAGCCACAGGTGGAGCAGGGACCACCGACTACGGCAGCAGTATTAGAAGAGCCAGCCAGACCAGAGCCAACCATCATGTCAAAGGCATCCTGCTTACCTACAGGCAGAGTCAGCTCATTCCAAATGTACATCCAGTCACCATAGTGCTTGTCAATCAGCTGACCGCCAATCTCAAGCTCTACATAGCTAATAAGAGCCTGGCCCACATTCTCCACCCATCTGAAAGTGGTAGAACTGACATCAAGAACAAGGCCAGCACCAGTGGCTACACTTACATCTACAGAGGGCAGAGTGGCCTGCAGGTAGACACGGCTGATTAAGTCACCATTACGGGAAATAGTGCACTGAACACGCTTGCCAAAGTTGGCAACACCGTTAAAGGTCTGCTCAATAGACTCCATGGCAAAGTTGGAATGACGACGGTACAGCTGTTTGAAAAAGGTTACCTGGGGATTAGCCGTCAGGTATACGTCTTGGGCACCATAGGCAACAAGCTGCATTAAACCACCACCGGACATTGCTTATACTTGACTCTTAGAAAATAAATCCGGGGTCTTAAATTCTGAATTTTTGTAATCTACAAAAAATGCGGAATTTATAATATTTAACATGCTATAAAAACACCAAATAATAAATAATAAATGGCAAAGCCATTTAATTGCTATATGCTAACCCGCCCATACCAGACATCACACGGAGCACGTTGTAGTTCACAGCATACACACGTACCTTGGCCGTGAAAGACCCACCTACCGTGTTATTCGTGAGGGTCAGCTGGAGAGTGGCATTGTCAATACGGGACATGTTGCACGTGCCACTGGGCTGGTGGTCCTCCGGATTTAGAGCAAAGGAGTACACATTGATACCCACAGCCGGGATGTTGGTGTGGTGCTGGAAGGGCTGGACCAGATTGAAGTAGGTACCGGGGCGTTCAGAAAACCTATCGTGGCCATTCAGCTGAATCTTGGCAGACACACAAGGGTTCACGCCAGCCAGACCCTCAACACGAGTAATGGAATAACCAGACTCAAGTGCAGCACGGTCAAACCAATCGGAGTAGTTAAACGGCTGTTGTCCCTTCCACACATCCACAGTCGTGTCACATGCTACAAAGCGGTCAGGCTGGACCACCCAGATAATCTCCTTGCAAGGATGGTTAAAAGACATCTTAATCTTGTTTGCCGAGCTCGTTACAGACTCATCACCCGTGAACTGGAGCTGTTCAATCAGATACTCGTGGGCCACCTGGGCGAACCGTCTACGCTCCTCCGTGTCCAGATAGATGTAGTCTACATACAGAGAGGCAGATACCAGGCCAGTCTGGTTCACACGATTTACAATAGAAGCACAGTTGGACCAGCACAGATTCTGAATCGTATTGAACTCAATATTAAACTTAACCTCGTGGTACTGAAGTGCAATCAGAGGCAGTGCCAGACCGGCGTGGCGATTGAACCAGAACTGGAGAGGAATGTACATGGTGTACTCAGGACTGCAGGAGCGGTCCTCGTCGGC